GAAAGTATTCACTAAATAGACCAGATAAGCCTACTAGAGGTCTGTCTAAGACAGAGAAAGAATTAGGTGGAATACCTAACTCATCAGAGGCTGTAAAACAATCACACGCATCAGCTATAGAGACCTATATAGAGAAGTACGTAGGACTTGATACTGATGGGACTTACAGGTCTAATGACGAGATGGGGTCTATGTATTTTAGTAGGACCTTACAGGACTGGGCAAGGTTTGACATAAACAATAGAACAAAGTTTGATGCATCGATAAGCTCAGGATTAGCTATAATGGCGAACCAGCAGCACCTTTACCAAAAGGTTAAAAAAGAGTCGAAAATAAGCATTAACTTTGCAAGATATAACAATAAGGGAAGTATTAGTCAAATAATTAGATGAAAGAGATAAACATTTCTATAAATCCATCATCTTTTCCAAGTCAATATGTATCTGACTCAAAAAAGAATACCAAAGAGTTTGGTCTTCAGATTGGTCAAGCAATACAATATGAGTGGTTTAAAAAAGATAACGGTGGATCTAAATTTTACAATCAATGGGACTCCTTCCATAAACTCAGGCTGTATGCAAGAGCGGAGCAGTCTGTAGGAAAGTATAAAAATGAACTAGCTGTTGATGGCGATTTATCGTACATGAACTTAGACTGGACTCCAGTTCCAATTATACCAAAATTCATAGACATTGTCGTGAACGGGATGGCTGATAGGTTGTTTGAGGTTAAGGCGTACGCACAGGATGCGATGTCTGCTGAGAAAAGAAACCAGTATCAGGACACTATAGAGGAGGACATGGTATCAAAGGATTTACTTACTCAAGTAAAGAATGACTTTGGTATAGACGCATTTAATACAAATCCTGAAAACCTTCCAGCTAATGATGAAGAGCTACAGCTGCACATGCAGCTTAACTACAAGTCATCTATAGAGCTTGCGGAAGAGGCTGTTATAAATACTGTTCTATCTGAGAACAAGTATGATGACACTAGAAAAAGAATTATATACGATATAACCACTGTAGGTATAGGATGCGCTAAGCATGAGTACTTACCTGGCACTGGTATTGTAACTAAGTATGTAGACCCTGCTAACGTTGTATACAGTTATACTGAAGATCCAAACTTCAACGACTGTTTCTACTGGGGTGAAGTAAAAACAACTCACATCAGTGAGCTTCTAAAAATAGACCCAACATTAACAGATAAAGATTTAGAACATATATCAAAGTCTAGTTCTGATTGGCATAATTACTTCAACTCAACGCAGTTTTACGATAACTCATTATTTAATAATGACACTATAACTCTTTTACATTACAACTATAAAACAACAAAAAAGTTTGTCTACAAGAAAAAAGGTGAAAAGGTTATAGAAAAAGAAGACACTTTTGATCCACCAGCAGAAATGATGGAGGAAAGAGGTTTTGAAAAAGTTGAGAAGGTTATAGATGTATGGTACGAAGGCGTTATGGTTATGGGTACTAACATTATACTTAAGTGGCAGCTTGCAGAGAATATGGTAAGACCAAAGTCAGCGTCACAGAACGCAATGTCTAACTATGTTGCATGCGCTCCTAGAATGTATAAAGGTAATATTGAATCATTACTTAGAAGAATGGTTCCTTTTGCAGACCTCATCCAAATGACACACTTGAAGTTACAGCAAGTAATACAGAAAGTTGTTCCAGATGGTGTGTTCATAGATGCGGATGGGTTAAATGAAGTTGACCTTGGAAATGGCGCTAGCTATAATCCAGAGGATGCATTAAGACTATACTTCCAGACAGGTTCTGTTGTAGGTCGTAGTTATACTCAAGATGGTGAATTCAACAACGCTAGAATCCCTATTCAAGAGTTATCAAAGAATAGTGGCCAAGGGAAAATAAGTTCATTGGTTGGGAGCTATAATCACTACTTGCAGATGCTTAGAGATGTCACTGGTTTGAATGAAGCTAGAGACGGTTCTATGCCAGATCCAGACTCTTTAGTTGGACTACAAAAGCTCGCTGCTTTAAATAGTAACACAGCTACAAGGCACATTCTTGACGCTAGTTTAGATATCACAAGAGACCTTGCTACAGCATTAACATGTAGAGTATCTGACGCATTAGAATATCATCCACACAAGGAAGAGTTTGTTATGCAGATCGGTAAGTATAATGTTAACTTACTTAAGGAAATAAGTGACCTACACATATATGACTTTGGGATATTCATAGAGATGGCTCCAGATGATGAGCAAAAGCAAATGCTTGAGCAAAACATTCAGATGGCACTATCGAAAGGGTCTATCGATCTTGATGACGCTATAGATATTAGAGAGGTTAAGAATGTGAAGCTTGCAAACCAACTTCTTAAGGTAAAGAGAAAGCGAAAGGAGAAGGAGAGACAGCAGTTTGAGATGCAGAAGATTCAACAGCAGCAACAAGCACAGATGCAGTCACAACAGATGGCGGCTCAGGTTGCAGCTCAAAAACTTCAAATGGAAACTCAGTCTGAAATGCAGATCGCACAAGCTAAGGCTGGTTTTGATATTGAAAGAATGCGTGGTGAGGCATCTATTAAGTCTGAACTTATGCAGTTAGAATTTCAGCTGAATATGCAGTTAAAAGGTGTAGAAGCTGATTCATTGAAGACTAGAGAGGACCTGAAAGAAAAAGCAAAAGGCGATAGAATTAGTAAGCAAAACACACAGCAATCTAAGTTGATAGAGCAGCGTAAGAAGGATCTTCCTCCTATTAACTTTGAATCTAACGAAGACACGTTGGATGGCTTTGATCTTGCTGAGTTTGAGCCTAGATAATTATAATATAATAATGCGTAATTTTGCGCAGTAAATTTAATTTAATATGGATATAAAAGTAAAAGCGGTCCCAGGACCAGGAGATAAGTCTGTACAAGAGGTTGAAAACGAACTACTTGAGCAGCATGAAGAAAAACAAGTTGCTGAAGAGCAGCCTGTAGAGACCAATACTGAAGCTGTTGAAGAGCAGGCGGTATTACAAGAATTAACTGAGGAAGAGGTTGAGAAACCTACACTCGGTGAAGACGACGTTCTTTCATTTATTAGAGAAAGATATAACAAAGAGATAAACTCTGTTGATGATTTATTTGCTCAACGTGAAGCGAATGATGAGTTGCCAGAGGATGTATCTGCCTTCTTGAAGTATAAGAAGGAAACTGGTCGAGGCATTGACGATTTTATGAAGCTGCAAGCTGATTACGACAAGATGGATTCAGACCAAGTATTGCGAGAGTACTATGCTTCAACGGAAAAAGACTTAGACTCAGAGGATATTGAATACCTTATGAGTGATAAGTTTTCTTACGATGAAGATTTAGATGATGATTCTGATATTAAAAAAAGGAAAATCGCAAAGAAAAGAGAACTTGCAAAAGCAAAGAAGTACTTCAATGATCTAAAGGAGACGTACAAGGTACCTGTCGAGTCGGCTAGCGCACCTGTCAACGAAGATGAAGCGGAGACTTACAATGCTTACAAGGAATATATATCACAAGCACAGTCTATTCAAGAAGAGAATGCTAAGAAATCAGAGTATTTTCAGAAGAAGACGGATGAAATTTTCAGTGACGAATTCAAAGGTTTTGGGTTCAAGGTCGGTGATCAAGAGATTCTGTTTAGCCCTGGAGAAACAAAAGAAATTAAGGCACTCCAATCTGATGTTAACAATTTTATCTCTAAGTATTTAGATGATAATGGAATGGTTACTGATGCGGCTGGATACCATAAAGCACTTGCTGCTGCTATGAATCCTGAGAAGTTAGCTGCTTTCTTTTATGAGAAAGGTAAGGCTGATGCCGTAGTGGATGGCTCAAGACAATCCAAGAATATAAACATGGATTTAAAGAGTTCTCCTCAAAAATTAAGTAACGATTCTGGTTTTAAAATCAGAGCACTAGATACAGACAGTGGGCGTGGATTAAAGATTAAAAAACGATAAAACACAACACAAAAAAACTAAAAAATTATGGCATTATCTGTAAATTCAACTCCTGGATACAGTCTTACTCCGAGCCCGTCTCAAGTAGCGACACCAGGATCTTACATTTCTGATTTTGACTTCTTAAGTCAATATCTACCTGACACTCATGAAAAAGAATTTGAGCGTTATGGAAACCGATCTATCTCTTCTTTCTTACGTTTAGTAGGAGCTGAGATGCCTTCTAACTCTGACCTTATCAAATGGACTGAGCAAGGAAGATTACACATTAAATATACAAACGTAGCATCTGCTGGATCTTCCACTGATGACACTGCCGTATTCACTGTATCTGACCCTGGAATTTCAGCTGTAGCTATTAGAAAAGGACAAACAGTGATGATCTCTGATAACACTGCTGCCTCTACATTGAACAACAAAGGTATCGTTACTAACGTATCTGGTCTTGACTTCACTGTTGCTTTTTACGAGTCTGGTGGACAGGCTAACTACGCTGATACTGTTACTGTATTTGTATACGGTTCTGAATTCGCTAAAGGTACTTTGGGAATGGAAGGCGCTATTGAAGCTGAAAGCGAAATCTTTGAGAATAGCCCAATTATCTTGAAAGATAAGTACTCTGTAAACGGTTCTGACATGGCTCAGATCGGATGGGTAGAGGTAACAACTGAGAACGGTGCTTCTGGATACCTATGGTATTTGAAGTCTGAGCACGAAACTCGTCTACGTTTTGAGGATTACCTTGAGACTTCTATGATCGAGGCTGTGCCTGCTGAAAACAATTTAGGTGCTTCTCCTGTTGATCCTTCTGGAGCATATACAGCTGGATATAAAGGTACTGAAGGTTTACTTTACGTATTAGAGAATCGTGGTAACGTTGCACAAGGACAATTAACTGCTCTTACTGAGTGGGATGATGTTGTTGCTCGTTTAGATAAGCAAGGAGCTATCGAAGAGAACGTGATCTTTGTAGATCGTGGAATGTCTTTTGATATCGACACTATGTTGGCTGCACAGAATAACTTCGGTTCTTCAGGTTCATCTTACGGATTGTTTGATAACGATCAAGACATGGCATTAAACCTTGGATTCACAGGATTCCGTAGAGGTTATGACTTTTACAAGTCTGACTGGAAATACTTAAACGACGCTACTATGCGTGGAGGTATTACTGGTGGAGCTATCAATGGTGTACTAGTACCAGCTGGATCAACTACTGTATACGATCAAGTATTAGGAAAGAACGCTAAGCGTCCATTCTTACACGTTCGTTATAGAGCTGACCAAGCTGAAGATCGCAAAATGAAGTCATGGATCGTTGGTTCTGCTGGCGGTGCTTCAAACAGCGACCTAGACGCTATGGAAGTTCACTTCTTGTCTGAAAGAGCTCTTTGTACTTTAGGCGCAAACAACTTCTTCTTATTCAAGTAAGATTAAACTATAAGGGTAAGGGGGCTTCGGCCCCCAATACCTTTTTATTATAAACTTTAAATTTAATTAAAATGAAAAAACAAAAGGTCCTTAAGGACAGAACTTATCGATTATCAGGAGCAACCGCTCCTTTGAGTTATTCAATCAGAACAAGAAACTCAAGAAGAAAACCATTACTACATTTTGACGGAGAGTCAAACAGAGCGTTGAGATACGCATCAAACCAAAAAACACCATTTGAAGACGAACAGGACGGGAATGCAATCCTAGAGCCAGTTGTTTTTGAAAATGGATTCTTA